ACGTGGACCAGTACAGGGTACTAGAAATAATACTTTACTAAGAATTGCATCTCATTTCAGAAGACACGGACTACCAAGCGATGCAGCTAAGGCTGCCTTATTACATTGGAACGACAACAACCTTAATCCACAAGTGGTTATTGATAAGGTCGAATCAACATATAACCACGGATATAAATACGGTTGTCAAGATGAACTAATGGTAAAAGTATGTGAACCAAAATGTATATACTATAAAAATAAAGATTATCTAGTAGATGTTATGACATCTGACGACTTACAACAAGACCTAGAAGAAAGAATAGAGTCTGATTTTACTGGTAGAATGATAAATCTTGCTGAAATGTTCGGCTTTGTAAATAAAGATTGTTCAGTCTATCCCGGTGAATTGATGACAATATTCGGACCTACTGGAGCTAATAAGACAACTTTAGCTCAGAATATTGCACTAGGCTATGATTTCCTTAATGATGAAATAAGACCAGAATGGCAAATGCCTACACTATACTTATCATTAGAGTTAAGTGGCTGGTACCTTCATCGTAGAAATCAACAGATTGTAAGCGGTATGAATAAGGATGATGTAACTACTAATTATAAATATATAGGTAAAAATTACAACCAGTTCTTAAAACATGTAAATGTACAGACAGTCGCTCCTAATACTGATTCTATTACCAAACAGATAAGGGAGCTTCAACCACGACTTGTTATTGTTGATTACATTGATTTGGTAGAAACACCTAGGGGAATAAATGGAGAGTATGAGTCAATTAGGTATATTAGCCATTTTCTTTCCAACCTTGCGGTCAATAGTGACATAATAATTATTCAGGTTTCTCAAACCTCTAGAGATTATAGTAGGAATCAGATACTTGATATTTATGCTGGTAAAGGCAGTGGTGCAATAGAAAATGCATCTAGAAAGGTACTCGGTATCAGTGGCTTACAGGATTCTCCTGAGAAGAAGATATCGTTATTTAAGAACAGTGATGGAGACCTATTTGAAATAGATGTCAATTGGACACCATCATTTCGGTTACCCATAAGGAGGAATCAATGAAAAAATATGTAGTTAAAACAGAAGTAACTTTATCGGTCAAGATGGCTTTAGTAGAGCTCGCACAAAGAAATAAGCGGTCTCTAAAAAAGCAGCTTGAACATATGCTTGAATCTGTACTTATTGACACTACAAGATTGGGAGGACATTTTGAAAAAACAGACAACTCGTGAGCTTGTAGGAGAGTATATAGACCTCGAAATTCAGGCTGAACATGCGTCTGATGAAGAGATTCTTGATATATCCGATAAACTTACATCACTTAAAGGCACAATAAAGCGTAAGGTTGATGGTATAGACTACTTTATGGTAGAACTAGACCGTAAGCTGCACCTTATTGATGCAGAAGTTGAAGCTATAAAGAAAGAAGAGGCTCGTTTAAGAGTCAGACGTCGTGCAACAGAATCATTAAAGAAGTACTTTAACGGAGTTCTTATACCCATGGTAGTAGACGAAGTTGGAATAAACGGAGTCTATGAAACCGATACAGCCAGATATAAGCTGTTTGAAGCATGGGGACCAGTAGTAGTAGTGAACGAAGAAGAAGTACCCGATGATTTCAAGAAAGTTGTTATGACAGAATCCATTGATAAAAAGAAGGCTCGTGATATCCTATCGAGGGGGACCAAAATACCGGGACTCCATATTGAAAAGGTTAAGCGGGTCAAGCGCTCATGAAACAGATTGGTATTATACCATTTGTGCATATATCCTTGCCTTATGGCGATGATTATAGAGGCGCTTTCATTACACTGTTCAACATATTTCAGATAGGTGTAGTGGTGGATAACGGATTTGTTGACTTATCAATGTCTTTCTGGAAACTAGGAGTTCATTTACATTTTGTAATTGAGGAGGAGAATAGATGCCTAGAAATAAGAAAAAACAAAAAGAAATAATATTAGAGCTATTGCAGGGAGGTGTTAGTGTAACACCTATGTTGGCTTTAAATAGATGTGGTTGTTTCAGACTTGCAGCTATAGTACATCAACTGCGAGGAGATGGACACAATATTAAGACCCATTATGTAAAAAGTCATACCGGGAATAAGTACGCAGAATATAAATTGGTAAACCCACAGTTTGCCTAAATACTGTAAAACTTATTGGGGAGAGGTGTGTGGAAATTCCTCTCCCCATTCCCATAGAGAGGAGGATTTATATGGCTAAACTTAAAAAAGTACTAACATCAAAAGATATGAATGAAAGAATCAAGAATCTAAACAATTACATTGGTAAAACTCAGATAGTAATGTTTTATAAATGGATGTTAGACGAAGGTAGGATAAGTGAAAACGGAGCAGCAGTTAGGCGTATGAAAGAGTTACAATTAGATAGTAAACGTGATAATATTTTACAATCAAAGCACATAAATACTGCGACAAAAGATATTCTAATGGACAATCTTGATAAAGAAGGAGTCGGAGATGCAAGAACCTCAGGATGGCGCAATTCAAAAGCTAGACAAAAGTAAATTTAAAGACGTATTATATCCTATACATAAAACTTACTGGCAGAAAGCCTACAAAAAGTTATCAGCTAAGATGAGTACGCTATATAGCAGTCTAAAGAGAAGAAGTGAAGAACACTCTGTTGAGTTCAGTATAGAACGAAACGATATAAGGAAGTTATTTTACACTACCTATGGCAATGGCTGTAAATACTGCAGCAGAGAGCTAAATTATCGTAACATAGCGTGTGACCACATTATTCCACTTAGCAAAGAAGGTCCAACTACTATAAAGAACCTTCAACTTATTTGTAAGGCTTGTAATACCAGAAAAGGTCCTCTCGATGAGGACGATTTTGATGTGCTTATTCAGTTAGTACAGGAGCTTCCTGACGAAATTAGCGCATACGTAATGAAGAAGCTCGCCAAAGGAGGTCGTTACTAATATGAGTAACTGGCAATTTGAAACAGGAGTACCAATTCCACCTGTAAATACTCGACATACTGGAGCTTATCGTTCCAAATATATGTTCTTAACAGAACTTAATGTCGGTCAATCAGTTTTCATTCCAACACATAAGTTCAAACCACAGTTGGTTAATCAAGCTTGTCTTAGATTTGCTAAAAAGCTTGATAGGAAGTTTGTGACAAGACGTAGGACTGAAGAAAGTAAATACGGAATCCGGGTATGGAGAACACGTTAAAATCTAATCCAGAACGACGACTTACAGCTACTGTAGGAGAGATAAAGCTTATTTTATCGGCTTTACATGTTCTACATGAACGTGCTTATCATGAGAATGATATGACACTAGCTAAGAGAGTGATGAGATTAATAAACCTCATCAAAGAAAAGTCTAAATGGACTGAGGAAGACGAACTTACTCTGATTAATTAACAATGGTAAGGGGAGTATAAAGCTTGTGTTGGCGCATGGCATGGTGAATACACACAAAAGTATGTGGGTGTGCACTAGATTATCATACTCCCCTTATAATTTAGGAGGATAGATGGAAGTAGGTATAGTAAAAGAAAAAATAGAGACACCAACTTTTTATGACACAATTAAATCAATTCTTGAACCTTATGTAGGGCAGCAACTAAATTTTGATGATGAATGGCTGGAAATATCAGGTAAGTTAACTTCAGCAATACTTAATACCTATGAAGTAAGGGTTAAAGAACTACTTGAAGAAACCTTTAATAACTCGAAGAATGAGCAAGGGAACTCTTCAAAGCATAGCTAGAAGAGAATGTGCTAACTATAACAATAAGTTATGTTTAGGGATAATCATGCAGTCAAAAAAGACTAAAGAAGGTACAAAATTATATATGTGGGAGGATGATGATATGGCAGGTAAGCCCTGCTCAGTGGAAAAGGGCTGCGGTTATTTCGATACTATCGTGACACCCGGACTCTAAGTCCATGCCATAGCTAAGTCACGCAGAGAGGGGGGGGCGTTAGCCCCCCTTTTTTTTTGATTACTAGTCAAAGGAATCGGATTCAAAGAAAGCTAGATAATAAGCAACTATTAACATTATACTGGCAGTTCCTAACATAACCCACCCAATATCAACACAAATCAAAGTTCTTCTCTTGTTGGCTTAAACCACCACCAACCATTACCATTTCTTTTAAAACACTGTAATCTGTCTTTTTTCCATTCAGAATCATATGGTGCATCTTTTTTGTATTTCCAGCCACTTTTCCATTGTTTCCAATCATCGCCTCTACGACTCTCTCTACTTATTACTTGACCCATTTTTCCTCCTTATAGTTAATAGGGCGCAGGAATGATACAGGGAGGATTCTCGTCGGTGTAATCCTTAAACACAGCATACTCGTCCCACTCCCACGCCCTAAACTCAGAAAATTAGTTTGAAAATTAGTATAAAATCAAAATGCAGTTTTTTTAGGGTTTTCCCCAAATTTCTCAACTTTTCTCTGCCAATTAGGTTGAGAATCGAATTATTCATCACCAAGGGCATAAACAACTGCTCCCCCGCTAACTAAAGATGCAGCTCTTGTTGCATAGAACTCAGCCTTATCTGCTAGTGGAATGTCTTCTTTTAAAGCCTTTGTATATCCTTCAGCTGCCTCATCTAAAATCTTTCTATCAGCTTGTGATACAGAACCCCTCATATTTATCTTCTGTATTTCATCGGCTTCAGCAGTTATTTTTACCCCTTTCTTTGGAATAGAACGAGTATATCTTTGAGGTTTACCTAGATTTTCTTTACCTAATTTATTAATTATCTCTGGTATATCCTTAGTAGTATACTGACTGACGTTCAATGTATCCTTACCAAGACTTACACCAAAAAGGTCCCTCTTGTCCGTAGCGAAGTAAGATACCTTACCGGGTTTTCTTGGGTCAAAGATAAGATTTCCATTATAACCTCCCCAATCAAAGTTAC